TGTTACGGTAGGGGTTATTAATCCTGTACATCCATTAGGGTCAGCTGCGATGATTAAACCTGTTCCACCTGAAACTTGGTACCATGCAAATCCATCAGAGTAGAAACCATCTGTAGCCGGATTAGTTGGATTAGGTCCAGCATCTAAATAAATAAATTCACCCACATTAGGTGCGGTACCACCTGATGAAGGAGCGTATAAAGTTTCAGGTGATGACCAATAGTCACTACAAGCCGTTGTCTCAGTAGTTCCTGTTCCTAAGGTGTAAGAGTAAAAACCTATGGTTGGAGTTACTGAAGTTGTTATAGTTGGAGTTACAGATTTAGTTGGGGTCACTGTTGGGGTATTAGTTGGTGTCTCAGAAGGTGTCTGTGTCACTGTATTAGTATTAGTCGGAGTTATAGAAAGTGTTGGAGTTATAGTTGGTGTAATCGAAGGGGTAACAGTAGGTGTAGGACTTGGGCAAACACCAAACGCACCAACTACGTTACCTCCAGTATCAAGTTCGCACACAACTCCACCCAAAGAATAATATCCTGACATTACAACTGTAACAGGTCCATACTGTGAGTTATAGAATTCGCTATTGTAATCGAACAAAGATGCTACACCATATATAGTAGTCGTACCCGTTCCAAAACAAGCGTCATACTGTGTAGCACCTGAACTAACTGAGAATAAATATCTATAACCACTCGGGGTAATTGTTGGTGTAACCGATGGTGTAGGTGTTGTTGTTGCAGATATTGATGGAGTAATAGTTATAGTTGGGGTTATTGAAGGCGTTGGGGTTGGACTTACACAAATAACATCATTAATAGATGTACAATTTATTATAAAATCTATAATAATAGTAAAACTTATGGTTTCATCCCTATATCCACCTGAACCTGATGAAACTATACTTATGGCATTAGTATCTGCATCAACAACACAACTAACAATATTAGGTATTGTTAAAACCGAACTTTGTATAATTCCAGCAAAATAACCAAGGTCAGGTATATCATTAAATGATTGTGTATAATAAAAAGGGAATTGGTAGTCAATTCCTGAAATATTTACTCTAAATGAAAAAGTTGCACTACTTAAAGAACACCCAATAGCGTTTGAAACTAATGATGTATATCCAGAATACATCATATTCTTTAACGTAAACTTTGTCGACTGAGTTGTATTTACAGTACCTTCTTTAAATTTTACAGTATAATTAGAAGCACTTAATGGGTTACATGATATTGTTGTAAAGGTTTTTTGTGTACATCCACTATAATTTGAAATCGTTAAGCTGTAGGTTCCAGCGGTTAATCCTGTGACAAAAATACCTGTTTGATTTCCAACATTCTCACTCCAAGTAAAAGTAAAAGGACCATCAGCATCTTTAATTAATGCGGTAATTGTTCCTGAATTACCGTCAACACAACTTGTTGGATATAAAAATACTGAAAGTAAATCTGAAGAGGTGACAAATAAATCTTGACTTCTAGTACATCCAAATTGGTCCGTAACAAAAACAGTGTGTGGACCAGGTTTTAGTGAGTCAAATGTGTAAGACTCAGCAGGACTTTCGGGAGTTTTAAGTCCATTAGAGAGTGAATAAGTGTATTTTAAATCATTTCTAATTGGGTTGTTTACACTGACGCTAATACTTCCGTTATCCCCTCCGCACTGTGTTCCCACAGCAGATGCTGAAATATCAAAATTATAATAATTTTCTATTGTAATATTTTCATTATAGGTGCAAACCCCTTTAGTGTCGGTTATTGTAAGTAGATATGAACCTGGTGATAGTGAAGTGAAAGATGCCGAACTAGATATAACATTTTGACTTGATAAATTACCATTAATTCCTGATAGTGCGTAATTATATGGGGGTGACCCTCCTATTAAGTTTATATTAAGACTACCTGGTGCCAAACAATTGGCATCTTTTTTTATTGTGTTTATTACGGAAAATGAACTTGGTGTAAGTAAAGTAACTTTAGCTGAAGTAGTACAAAGACCTGAGTCAGTAACATTTAATGTGTAATTTCCAGAACTAAGACCTGTAAATGTAACTTGATTTGATAAAATAACTTGTGAATCACCGTTACTAAGTTGATAATAAAATGGTGGTGTACCTCCTGAAAAATTAAATGTTATAGCACCATCACTTCCAAAACATGAGGGAGAAATAATAATATAGTCAATTAATCCAGGTTGTGGTGCAACTCCAACTGTTGCACTTTTTGTTTTTGTACATCCTCCCGCATCGGTAATAGTTAATGAATAAGTATTACTATTTAAACCGGTTATACTTATGTTTGTGTTACCTGTTGTTATATTATAAGATGAATCAATATTTCCAGACCATTTGTAAGTATATGGTGGAGTTCCAGTCACACCTGTAAGGTGTATTTGACCATTACCTAAAGAACAGAAAGGACTATCTATAACATAAAAACCAAAATCTAAATTAGAACTTGATTTTACCAAAGTTGTTTGGCTAGTTGCCATACATCCACCTAAATCTTCAGCCATAACATAATATAATCCTGGTAATAAATTTATAAAACTACTGTAAACTGATGTAACAGTCTTAGCGGTAATAGGTTCAGTAGATGTGGTATCAATACCTAAATTTATTGGCTGTCCACTAAAATCATATAATCTTAGAATATTTCTATTGTATATGTTTGGGGTATATACTTGTAATGCCCCATTAGAACCTCCACAAAAAGTATTAGTTGTTGAACTTATACTTACTGTATTTGATGTTGTCACATAAAAACCTCCTGAAGATACTGAAGAGTCCAAATCAGTCAAATAAAACGTATAAGCTCCCCCGCTTAATCCAGTAATGACGTATGGATTTTCCGTTAAAGTTTGGGATGAAAAAGTAATTCCTGACACAGGATTAGTCCAAGTAATAGTCAAGGGTGGAGTTGAAGCGGTGTAACTTAAAGAAAACGCACCGAGAGATGAATTGGTGCAATCACCTGTCAAATTATAACTATAATTTATTTGTCCCATCTATTATAAACAACCAAATTGTACATTTATGAATTGTAAATCAAATTCTACTGATTGTATCTGAATACAATCTTGAGATTGTAGAGTTAATACATTATTCTCAAAGGTTGCTTCTATACTTATAGTAATGAACTCCTCAAGTAAAAACCCAATCCCTTGTGTAATAAATGTACTCCAATCAGTATCTCTGATAATATAATCAGGAGCTTGGTAAATTGTAGGATTAGTATATTGTAAAGTATAAGTTTGTGAATTTTTCACAATCACTAGTTGGAATCCATACTGAAGACTTTTAATAAACGGTACAGTTCCTCCGCAATCAACCTCATTTAAAAGAGCATTTGTTTGAAACTGTATTTCATTACCGTTATAGGTTAAATCGACAGTTACGTCAGTGGTGTTACAATCGCTTGGGGCGAAACCTCCGAACACTTGTGGCCCCGCAACATTAAAATCAACAGGTAAACATCCTCTCTGTAATCTATAAACAAATTTTTGTCTGTGAAAAATAGAATTTTCAATTCTTGTTCCAGTATTCCAAATAGTACTTGCAGGTATGAATTGTTCAACTAATCTTATCCAAAAATCGCCAATACCATTTATATACTTTGTCATTGCGGAGTATGAGAAATTATTATTTTGAATACCTAAATCATCATACATAGTAAGATATTTGTAGTATAAACTTTGTAAAGTAGGGTACCCACCTGTTTTACCATCAGATGACTGTTGTCTATGTCTAACATTAATCATATTAGTCCAAAAAGTTTCTTTAAATTCGAAAAAATCTTTAACTTGTGGTTTTGGACTTATTACTGTTGAGTCAACATTTTCAAAAATTGCAAAATTTTCAGTTTCGGGTAATTTTGTTATTCCACTGTAAGGTATTGGATAATTTTTAGTGTTTGACATATACCAAACATCATAAGTAAGGGCTTGAGCGGGATTTAAAAATAAATCAACATTTTTTACATTAAGAACTAATTTATCATTTGCAACTTGATAGTAAGCGTCAAAATTACCGTCACTATTTTTTCTTAATTCTTGGCTTTCAATCCATGATTTTTTATTATCTATTGTTTTCTGTAATTCAAATCCCGCACCTAAATATGGAAAATATCTAAATCTATCAAGATACTTTTCACCATAAGAAAATGGTTCCAATGTGGTTTGAACACTTGGACTTTCACCTGTAAAAACACTTGTAACATTATCTATAATTTGTGGGCTTCTATGTTGTGGCGTAGACTCAAACCAACCTGAACCTTTTTGGAAATAAAAATTATCACTATATTCAGGTACCTTTGGATAACCTTCGTCATCTAAGGGGTAATCATTTATAGTTACTGAAACGTCTTGTATGACAGTTGATGACGTGAACGCAGTGTACGGTGCTCCGTTAAACCTGTAAGTATTAAGAGGGTCCAAAGTTGCAAATGAGTTTGTGAATGTCCCACCTAAAACTGTACTATATAAACTATTGAATCTTTGTAGTGAAAATTTGCCGTCAGCTAAATAAACATGTTCATTAAATTCAACTAAAGCCTCGGGAGCACCAATATTACTCATAAGAAATTCAATCGCCCTTCTTGTACCTTTAGATTTAAAAAGGTAGGCAGAGTTCATTATTAAATTTCTATAGTATTGATAATTTAGTTCATCAGTAGATAAACCATTAACTAAACCTGGAAAATCACTTGTGTTTTGTTGGTAGATTGTAGATAAAAATCCATCACTTTGGACTGGTGAAATATTAGTTTTCCATCCCAAAGTTTCAGCAACATTTGGTAATAATTTAGATGGTACATCATTTCCAACATTATAATTTATTGAAACCATGTGAGATATGGAGTCAATATATTTTTTACTTTCGTCAAAACTTCTCCCGTAAATCTTCAAAGTTTTTACGGCTTTACCGTCCATAGTATCAAATTCCTTTAAAGATTCGGTTGTATAAAATCTTGAAACTAAATCGGTTTGGTCTTGGTCAAAACTTTGTCCAATTATATCAAGTTTTTCTAAGTACTTAATATATGCCGGTGACTTAATATCTAAGTTCCACAAACCATCCAATGGCCAAGTAAGTACTTCAAGTTTGATAAAATCATTTCCGTCAGGTGCCTCTGTTTTAACTTGGAACTTTGAGGTGTAGATTGGGTATGTATATCTATTTAATAGTAATTCTTCAACTTCATCTAATTCTAAATTAAAAATTTCATTTACCGTAAAATCATTCGGTCTAATAATTAAAGTCTGTGTTGTAGTTGGTGTCCCGCTAAATGGATTACCTTTAACTAAAATAGATAAGGTTCCCGCCGTTAAAGAAGTAGTTCCAGTCATATCAACAACACTGTAGGAACCGCTGGAGGTTTCCAAAATGTAACTACTATAATAAGAAGAAAAATCTCTGTATTTTGAAACTTCAAATTCTAAAGAAGAAATATTTACAGATGAATTACGAGAATAATCAATATAAAAAGGATTACTCAAAGTAGAGGCGTCAAATTGTATAAAAGTAAAATCTTCTTCAGAGTTATATGATATATTAAATGCCGTATTACCCGTAGAGTAATTGGACCTTATGGTATTTGACTCAATAGCCGCAGGAAAATGGTTAATTATATTAATAACCGCAGCCGAAAATCTTTTACTTAGTGGTCCATAGGCGACAAAATTTAAAACATTAGTTTCGTCAAAATTAGGATAAATTTTAAAATTAACATTGTTGATTTTTGCGGCTTGTACTGTATCGGTAATTTGTAGATTGTCTAAAGTATAGGGTAATGAAAATGTACCAGTGTCAAAAAAACGATTATCTTTTTCTGTTACAGTAGTTGTGAATTGAAAATTACCTTGCGTAAGTCCCCCTCCTTGGACTACTTGTAGTCCAACAATATTATCAAAAGGATTTGCTTCGGATATTCTTTGTTGTGGGGGGCAAGTATATGACATCTATTATTGGATAGTTATTATATTTTGGAAATTTTTACTAAAATCAATATTGTTAATTCTATCTTGTCTAACCTCATAGAGTAATTCGTTGAATTGGTCACGGATTACATACAAGTTATATTGTCTATAGATGTTATTATCAGAGTCGTACATTGTGTAAATACCATCTTCAATTGACTTAGTTTGATTACCGTAAAGAGCAATTGCAAGTGTTGAGGCGTCGTGTTCAACAATCTCAACTTCTACAACAGTCGGGTTGAAGAAAGTATTAGTTATAATAATATTTTGAGCTGGATTACCAATAAAAGGTGTTGCGTTAGGTCTTGTTGTGGGTGATGATGAAGGGGTTAGGGTACAAAATATTAAGTTTGTAGTTCCTTCAGAGTATCTGTATCTAACAGCCTTTTGTAATGTATTAGTTAGATTTTGAGTAACTGGTTCACAGTAGAATGATGAAGTTATTATTCTATAAAAATTTGGTATTTTTGTCCCATCATCATTTAGGTATTCAACCCTAAAACCTACAAGTCCTTGGTTAACAAATTTGTTTCTATAAGTTGATGGTACATCTTGTAAATTTATAATAATACCTTTAATATTTGGAGATGACGATAATACACCACAATCATTAATAACTGTTCTAATTTGTGCGGGTCTAAAATATAAGGTATATATACCTAAAGCATTAAACTGGTCTGCCGGTAATGTCATGTTATACAGACCCCCAAGTAATTCAACATCAGAGCCTCCAGTAGAGGCATTGTTAAAATAAGGTCTTAAATATTGTAAAGAGTCCAATCTTGTCAAAGTAAAATTTGAACTTTGGTCTCTTGAGGGTACGTAATGTAAAACTATCTCTACATCTTCGGGACTTACGTCTGCCGGTCTAACTATTCCATAATTACCTGTTGCCACTATCTTAAAAAATTAAATTTTATTATATATCGTCATAATTTCTAACATCAAAGAACTTATATCCATAAGTAGAAAGAGAACCAGTATTATTGATTTCTCCTATTCTTCTGAAATTTTCCATTCCTGATATTTTACCTCTTTCAATAAATACATTTGATTGAATTATTGGCTGGTCAATTACATTCATTAGGTATTCTAATTTTGTAATTGAGGTCGCAGTTAAAGTATTATCGGTAAGTCCATAAGACTGTGCAACAAATACACTAGTTCCTGCCGAAAAATCCAAATAACTTTGGTCATTTATAGTATAAGCAGTATACTCGGGTGATTGTGAGGTCACAACACCTGTAGTACCATCTGCTAAATTTATTGTTAAGTTTGTTACATATGGGTTTGGTCCATATATTTTTAATTCTTCTAATCTAGATTCAGTAAATCCAGATACAATAAACGGAACTGAGACAAAATTACTACTTACTTGGTCAGCAACTGTATTTTCAGAATCGTAAGTTGCAATAAAATCTTGACTTGGTGGTGTTGTAGACCAAGAAAAATTACCTGGTTGGAACTCTACAGTCCCAAAAGGATTTGTTATTGGTGCTTGTGAATATGGTAATGTTATATTTTTCTTTACCACATACGAACCTATAGAGGTATAACCAGTAAAAGTTATAGTATATCCTGTTGTCAACCCTACATCAGTATAAGTATGAAGTAGCGATTCAGGAACTACAACTTCAACATTTTCTATTGGTGTTCCGTCACCCCAATTAATTATGAATGTTGAATTTTGTAGATATGTTTTACCACTAATAGATGTATTATAAATTAAAACATCAAAAGGACTTTCTGTGTTAGCGGTAAAAACAAAATTAACTTCTTCAGAAAGTTGTGAGATTAATCCGTCAAAGGGTGAATAATATCCTAAATCTTCATAATCTTGTTTTAATAAAATTGGCACTGATAAATCTATTAGTTGTGACGTATTTAGTTGTTCAACTACCACATCAACAAAATTACCTGTAGTTATACTTCCATTTACATCTATTAATCCCACAGAAAATTGTACATACGAATCATTAGAAAAAAGACTATTAACAGTAAATACAGCTCTTTCCCCATCTGAATTAGTTAGAGTTATAGTTGAGCCAGATTTTATTTTTGACAAATAACTACTCCAATTGTATCCATTTGAATCTTCGTTACTTATAGTTAAATTATTTGTTAATTCTCCAATTGGGAAAAGAGGAGGTGAATAAGATATTGTGCCAGGTAAAAAAAATGTATTATTAATTCTTCGTTCTCCTAAATTTATAGTTCCAGCAGACAATACGTAAGATAGTCCTGAATAATAACCAAAACTAACACCACTATAACTTTGTGTAGTTAATTCATTTCTGAGAACTTCAGGTGATATTTTAATTTTAAAAACTTCCATTATCCAATAGGGGGGTTTATATATTCAAACCAAAGAACATCGTTTGTTGCAACATCTGTTTGATTACTTACAATTTCATAAGTTTTATCATCATAATTTAAATTAACCGTATAATAAAAATGTATATTTGGAATTCTATATGGGTTTGCAAAATCAGTTTGGGCACTATCTATAAATTTTATGAACTGTCCTGTAGCAGCATTAAAAAACTTTGCAGTCATATAAAAAGTATCAATGTTCAACAAATTTCTATCTTCAAACCAATGTAAAAAGAACCCTTCTTGATTACCAACATAATCAAGTAAAATTGATGGTCTTGAAAGGGGTAATTGATTTGATTGTCCGGCGGAACTTTCAACTCCTGAGCATTCACATTCGTTTCCAGTTGGGAAAACAAATATATTATCAATGTCATACGAATCTCCGTCAAATATAAAATCATATGAAAAAATTTCCTCTTCTAAAGTTCTGACATAAGTTGCCGTTGTATTAAATGATGGACAAAAAGTTAATACCGTATTTGATGGCGTTTTTGTCCATGACTGTTCATTTCCACAACAATCAATATAAGTTAACGTTCCAATTCCCCCTTGGTCAACTAAAATTCTATATTCAACACATCTTGGTATTTCAATATATGACTGTGAGGTTTGTAAAATAACACTCAAATAGTTTTTTTGTGTTTTAGGGTCCATTGAATTATAAAAATCCAATTTGAAAAAAGACTTTTTAAACGCATCGGTTCTATACCTTACCTGTAATTCTGTAAATTTTGACAAATAACTATTTTCCCATGGTTCCTCTAGTGAATTTGAAAAGTGAAAAATATACGATAATTGTCTTACATCAAAATTAGTTGGTTCATTTCTAAATCTAGAAAGTTCATAATTGAGGGGTCTTCCAATAACTTCTTTTATGATTTCCTGTTCTTGGGTTTGTATTGCGGACTCTCTGTCAAGAAAATCCCAGTTCATCCCTATTGGGACAACTATACCTTTTTCTGAATCACTTGTAGTTATTTTAATTTTATTCACATCCATCTATATCAGGGTCTAGTACTGTTGTAGTGTTTATTGCGGATATATTTGTACCCTCGGGTATTATTCTAAACATAAAATTTTGATATGGATAATGTCTTCCGTTCATAAATGGAAAATCTGTTCCGTTTCTATCTGAATCAATAAATCCATAAGGATAAATATCTCTCCAATAAAACGTATCATTATAACTAGAATAAAACGCATAAGATGGAATACCATCAGTCGTTTCACTACTTCCTTCTTCTATGTAATCCGAAAACCCGCGAGTTCTTATACTAAAAAATGGATTATAATAATACCCAAGTGGGTTTGTTATACTTGCACCAATATCGAATACATCGGGGTTAAATACAAATTTATGGTAACATGGGGATAAAACAGTTTCTCTTTGTGTAATATCGTTCCACTCACATAAATCACCATTAAGTTCATCTCCAATGCTCAATTCAGTGTTTCTTCTAAACACTCTTCCGTTTTCCACAAATTGTTCGTTTGGAATTTGTGTGTCAGATGAAATATTATTTCTTTCCCACCAATTAGTTGGTATATTAGCGATATTAAATTTCCACCCTTCTTTTAATCCATTTCCTTGTGGTGTAACCGGATTAAAATAACCAAAATATCCTCTGTTGATTACTGTTATAAATAATTCACTTATGGGTCTATTTTGATTATCTAATAAATTATTAATATCAACACTACTGTTAAAAGAAACATTATAAGATTGTGAGTCTTCTTTTACGGAAATTCTTGAGTTTCCGTTTGGGGTTAAATCTCCACTTTCCCATTTTTTAACTGTTCTTAATGCATTTTGTTCAAAACCAGAATTTGTTATAATAGCGTCTCTATAATTAGTCAAAATTCTATGTCTTCTAACATAATATCTTGATTGTGATTCAATTGGATTTTCAACATCTACAACTCTAAAAAATAAACCTGTTTTACCAGGAAAAAATGATGCAACAGATTGATAAAACCCTACATCTAAAACATTAAAAACAGTTTCTTCTGAACCATAAAACCCATTACCTAAACTATAAACTTCAAACCTATTTCTATCTATTTGTACAACTGAAGAAGCATTTGTGACAGTAACAGTTGGTGTGTAAACATACTCACCAATTTGTAGATTATGTTTAAATGGACAAGTAAATTGCCACATGGTTTTACCATCAACATTTACTTGATTCATTATAAACGGCATTCCATTTATGGGTTGCCAATTAATTGTCTGTCCATCTCCAAATTGATATTGTAGATTTTTGGTGTAGTTATTTTCAGCAGCATAAGATAAATAAAAAAACCAATTATAGTATGGGGCCATCTCAGGTTGTCCTGTAAAATGCCTACCTATTCCTGCGGTGTACCCTGCAACATTTGTATCAGTTCTAATAAAATTAAACTCATTATACTGAGGAACTCCAGCCCAAGGTATTGTATCACTGTCGTCTAAAACTTCAATTCTTTTATATGTTTCGGGATTTATATAATATAAATTGTTATTAAATGGGGCATAAGGTGTGGTTGGTGTTTGTGTGAATCCAGAATAAGCATTAAAAAATAAAAGTTGAAATTTACATGATGGTAAAAATAGTGTAGAGTTTTGTCTTTCGTTATAATAAACTTCAGCCAAACTAACACTTAAATTTCTATTATATTCATCTAATTCTTTTAATTTACCTCCTAAAGGTACAGAAAACTGAATAGATTTTTCAGGAGCTTGTTTATACCTTAAACTACCCTTAACAAATTGTATTTTACCTAAATCACTCATATACTACGTTTGTATCTACATATTTTTGTATGAATAAATCAATTGCACTTGACCCTTTAATTAATCCAAAATAGAAATGGAATGGGGCACCGAATGTATACCTATTAGTAACACTTGCCGGTGCAACAAATGTTGGCACTCTTACAATATTATTTTGACTGTCAATTACAAAATTACCATCGTCATCTAATACTGGTTCAAAATTAATTAAAAACCCTTTGTAATAATAAGAGTCATCACCGTCAGGTTGGAAATATTCTGACAAATCACTAAATCTATCTAATGCTTGATATCCACTTGAAAAAAAACCATTTGGGAATGACGAGCTATTTGTATATTCATCAGAATCATATTCAGTAATAAAATTATTTGATTGATATCCAAATACACTTGGTGACGAACCTCTATCATGGAACACATTCCATTGATAAAATGGTACTGTTTGAGTCGATGTATCAATTTCTGTAAAATCACCAGGGTCTATTGCATCTGTTGGAGCATGGTCAAACCAAATGGTTCTCCTTGGTGAAATATAATCTCTCAATTGATTATCTCCACTAAAATAAATTCCAAACACGGGTTTATTAGACCTAGTTCTTCTTGTGACCCCATTTCTTGAGAACTGAGCTAAAAATGGTGTACCAGGTATTCCTTCATCTTCACCAAAGAAAATATCATCATTTGTGTAAGTATCTGGAGAATACTCTTGTACTCCAAACTCAGAATTTATAGAAATCATTTGACTATAATCAGCATCTATGAGTCCTGGTAATATACCCAACCCAAATACACTTCCATTACCCCATCTTGTGTTTGAGAACATGGCTCCAACTGATGGGTCGTCTGAACCCTCCTCATTACCACCTTCATCAACTGGTAGTGGTATAATTTGTTGTATAAAATTAGTATTCACAATTCTACTTAATACGAACAAATTTAAAAGGTCAGTTGTGTCCTGGTATGAAGTGTCAGGAATTCTAGACACAATATACCCATCATAATCATCCGAATAAACTAATTCTTGAATGAATTCATTTTTTGGTCCCATGTCTAAAATAGTGGTCGGAGTTTGTAAATTTCTTAAATTACCATTACCATTATTATCTCTTGGTTTACCTATAAAATCAGTTCCATTCCATGGACTACTTCTATAGTAATAGTTATTGAGTGGATTGTGGAAATATATTGTATCTCTACAAAATCTTCTAATAGGTCTATTTTCTTCATCGAATATCGTTTGGTTTTGGAATGGGTAAGCGTATAAGGTTCCATTTATCCAATTATTAGAAAATGTATGTGAGAACACCTCAAAACATTGAGCAAATGTCAATTTTAACCTCTGAATCCATTCAATTATTGATGCAATATCCCAATAAAATTTTCCTTCGGTTATACTATCCGGACCTGGTACTGGATGAGGGAATAATGACCTTAAAGGTTTTGAAACCAAATTATAACATCCTCTTCCTCTTCTAAACCACAACCAATCAGCACCTGTGGCTGGTTCCGTACTCCATGGGTTTGGGTTAAATATCTGTGGGTTAAACTCAGAATCAGTATAATAACTATTTAAATCAACAGCATACTGACACTCACTAAGAGACCTAACCACATTTGCTAAAGCACCATCTTCACCACCAGGTAAATCATCGTAATTAACATCGGTAGATGGTGGAGTTACAAGTTCTCCGCCACCTAATTGTTCTACCTGACAATTTGATATTCTATAAATAGAAAAACCATTATTTTGGTGTAACAAATACCCATTCCCATCATTATCAGTCTGTGGTGTGTCAGAAGAGGGTAATCTATCTGTCCTAAATACGTTTTTTAATCTATTATTAACCCTAATTTCATGATTTGGGTTAACGTACCAATATTGTCTAGCTTCTTCAACATCACCTCCAAAAAATGCGACAAATGCTGGGTCGGGTTCAACGTTTTCAGGGAAAGTAGCATAACAAGGTGAAAGATATTGTCCTTCTTTAATCCATTCTCTAACGTATTCAGCACAATTAGGCTGACCACATTCTATTTTACAATTACCTCCCCCGTTCTCCCACTGAGCATCATTCGATTCACCAAACCATCCTTGTCCACTAGGGTCGGAATAATAACAATCGTCCCCACCGATTCCGGAACTATAAAGAGCTTGTCCAAGGTCATTTGCATTCACAACTCTCAACCCCATAATTGAGGCCCCTTCCACATATTCTCTACCCCAATATCCACTTACTTCATTTGCTTGTTCTGACCTCATCCATGAATGGTAAACATGTAGTCTATTTCTTAAAAACCCTCTGTATCTACAACAACCAGCACATACGTCTCTAACATTATCTTCATAACAGTCACACAACTGATTATTATCGGTAGAAATTCCATCGGCAGGTTCATTTCCACATACTGTAGGCATATCAATGCCATCCATATAACTTCTACCACATGGTATTCTATAACCATCTGATACTACCGCACCATTTACTATTATACTAGCACAATTATCTCCTCCTTGTGCTGATGCAACACGGGGAACTAAAATTCTTGAGAAAAAATTGTTGTAATAATAAGCATCATCGTTATTTTTAACACCTAATGGTCCTCGGGGTCCTCCTTCAGGTAAATCTCTTAATCCTGTTTTTTCAACACATTGGTCGACCATATTTTGTCCAAGATTTCTCCATCGATAATCTTCTGTAAATCCAAAATCTATTGCGTCCTCATCTAAAGCAGAATAATAATTCGGCATTGTTGTAGTGAATGCGGTAAAACCACTTGGTGAAATAGGTGTATTTGGATTATACGTAAAAAATTGACTCTCAAAGAAAATGCCGCCTCTATTAGTTATATCTCCATTGTAAATTATTGAGTTATGTTTAGGTAAAAATAATCCATTAGGATTATCAGTAACCCATGTTGGTGAGTCAGCAAAAATAGTAATTTGTCCACTAGTATTATTATTAAAACGTAACCTATACCCTGTTCCCGCAACAAAACCATCAAGTAGGTATATTTCATTTACAAATTCTTCATTTGTTGTTACAGGAAAAGTACCAACAACTATATCTGCCTCTCCATCAGAACTATAAAAAATTACCTCTAACCCATTATTGTCATTCACTTCTCCTTGGTATCTAATAAAAATTCTAATTCTATTAGTTAAACTGGATACGGGATAAAATTTACCGTCATTTGAAAACATGTCTGGGTCATAGATACCCAAAGTTGACTCTGTTAATATTGGGAAAAAAGCACCTCCAGAAGGTACAAAATCTGTATATGATAGTGCCGCTAAACATCTTGAATCAGTATTAAATATAGGTTGTTGATTAGGTGTAAAAGATTGTACATATCCTAAACATTCAAATCCACAAGAATTGTTAGTGTTAAACCCACCAGTACTACTTTCACCTCCAGGTAATATTGGTTGATTTGGTTTAAAATTACCATAAATTATACAATCATTTATGAGATTAAATGGCGGTCCTCCAGGTTGGTTGCCGTTATCACCCAAATGGTCCACTATAGGATTATTTGACCATACCGCAGAAGCTCCATCATCAGGTGACCCAACCCCAAAATACCTTCTAAGGTCAAATCTCATAGGGATGTCGGGTCCATTTGGGTCAACACCTCTTTGTAAAAACACAAGTCTAGCTGTTGGACTTGGCCTTTCAGTTGGTGGTACGGGTTCTGTAATTGTTGGGTCAGGCGTAAAAGAACTAATAGGGTCATAATATCCCATATAGTGAGTTGTTTTATGTTGGCAAAGTTCAAAACAAGTTATGTTGTTAGGGTCGTATGCTACAGTTCTATAAACATATTGTCCGTTACCCCAAACGTTGTTATTTGATGAGCCCCATGGTGTTGACTTAGTTGCACTAAGGTTAAATGATTTTAAAAATCTCCAAGGTAATGAAAATCTTTTGTCACTATCATTAGCCGGTTTAGCCTGCCACATAAGATATTGATAATATTGAAAATTAATATCGTGAACTACCTGAAAATATTCAATGTCTATTGGATAACAAGATTTTACTTGTGTATCACTTACAAAAGTTCCATCAGCAAATTGTAATTCACTTATTAAAACTCCATCGGGCGTAATTCCAACAACACCACTATTAGTGTTGTATACATCTGTCATATCATAAACAGTGGTAAGTAACGGGTTAGATGTGTCCGCCATGTTTGGATTAGCGTATTTCACAACAACAGAACCTGGTTGTAATCTTGTTCCATTAGCAGTATTAACATTTGGGTCAGTCGAATTTAGTGGATTTTGGAATGTTAGAATGTCGCCCCTTGTAATACCTGTATTATCCATCAACAACACTATTAAATTATCAAAGTGATATGTATCATCTGGGTCATTATATTCGTAATTCCAAGTAACTCTAGCTTGATTCCATCCAGTATTTCCAGGACTAATTGAACTTTCTTCTTTATCATATGATGGGTCTTCAACAGTTGTATTTGTAACATTATCAAAATATTTTGCCTTGGTGTTAAAAAGATTTAATTTCTCGGAAATAGTTAGTTGTGTTGAGAACAAATCTACGTTGACCCCGTCTATATTACCTTCCCAAAGTGGTAATCTTCTTAACCTATTATTATTAACTCCACTACCTGCCAACATTACAGATATTGCTTCAGCGTATTGTGGGTCATTTTGTATTTCAGAGGTACTTCCCCATGGATAAGTATTATTAAAATTGTTTTGGTATACTGGGAAATAAGAAGTAATTAAAGAAATGTCAGCAAGTCTTGATAAATTAGTACTATCGAATTGTTCAGCGTTTTGTTGTAATTCAAATAATAATTGATTACTAGACTCATCTAATTCTTGGTTTTCAACTCGACATCTACATCTTTCACATCCATCTTCAGTATATAAAAACAAAGGTAAACCAACATTCTTAAATGGGTTTCTTAAAACTTCACTTAATTCTCTTGGTTCTTTACAAGGTTTATTTCTTAAATTGATTTTTTCTAACAATCTACATATTTGATATATTGCCTGTTGGATTAACCAAACTATAAATAATACTGCGGCAAACACAGGCCATAAAAAAGCAAGAACGTGTAAAAATACTGTAACCAATATCATTATTGGTTTCATCAAACTTAATATAAAATTTATGGCAATGAAAAGAAAATCATATCTATAATAAACATCATTTACAGGAAAAGTATTATAATCTCCTTCACATTTATTGTCAGTAATATGTTTTATTTGAATAGATTTTTGAGGAAATATTCTATTAGAGTATCTGTCAATTAGTTGTGAAACTGTATAAACTTTATTATAATCAAATTCAAAAAATCTATCTTGACAATTTACCGCTTCTGAAATCATTTCAGGTGTACCATAGTCAGCCCAACTTATACTAAAAGCGTATGAAGCCTGTGACATAAAAGCACCTTGGTCTAACTGCTGAAAAGTTATTGAAGAATTACTTAAAGTAGGGTCAATCAGTGTATATCTTATCGACACATAACTAACGGGGGTTGACGTGCTTAATAATGCAAGTGGTATTGTATCATTAAGGTCGGGTCTTTCTACACCATCAACTACCACAACATAACTTTGCACATTAACCGAGTCTATAACATTATAGTATACATTTGTTAAAGGTGGTAAATCTAACTCAAAGGGTTCACTTGTCGATAATGGATAAGTTGCGGTTACGGAGCTATCCATTGTAGGGTCTGAAGTACCATCGTCTTCCCATCCATGTTCTTTAATGTTTGGTACTAAAAAATAAGCTCTTTTATTTTCCTCTCGTAATGAAGGTGATTGTTGCCACTTTATTTTGAATCTATATCTAGCTCTAATAGGAACTCCTACACTACCATCTGCAGAAACTCTTCTTTGACCATATTCATCAGTATAAACATAATCTAAGTTCATCGGAAGTTCTGTCATCCAAGCACCATTTTCATCAATTATTTTACCGTCATTTTGTAATCTATATTGTTCCAAAATTGGGTACCCCAAATCATCAGTTCTTATAGTTTGTCTTATAGCTTCTATTTGACCTGGTCCTGAAATCATATCACACAACCATCCTTGTTTTGCCGGTACTCTACATCTCCTTTTTAATTTCCTTTTGTCTTTAGTTGAAATCATTGACCCGATAAAAACAGCAGTAGGTGACAATTCTATTTGAGCTTCTGAGGTAATGTCAAAATCAGCTCTAGTTATATAATGTTGACATATACCATTTTCACCATAAAATGGTGCAACTTGTACTACTTTCTTCAAAGTCACAATTTGTGGTAATTCACTATAGTTTTCAGAAAATTTAAATCTAGTACCATTAACTTGAGCTTCAGTCGCTCTACCCATTCTAAGTAGGTCTTGGGGGGTTAATGAAAATTCACCAATATCTGATAAGTCAACTTGCATGAATAAATCATATTCTCCAAGTGGAATTCCAAAAATCATGTAGTCACCAGCATCGTTAGTCTTTGCCGTAAATTTATAATACTTGTCATAAACTTCAATTACGGAAGGGTCCGATAGTACATCTAATCTATCAGGAAAAGTACCAACAGGTACGTGACCAGAATGGGATTGACTATAAGGAAGTAAATTATACTTATACCCGTCCTCGTTGAAGTCTTCAAAACTTTTATATGGGTATAATGTAGAAATTATAGGATTACTCTCATCTACTTGGTCTATAGGAATAAAAATAGAAACTCTTGCGTTTACAAGACCTAATCCTTTGTTAGCGAAAACTCTACCGCACACAACTCCAAAATCCGCACAACTTCTTGTATAGACATCGTTTGGAAAAATTGCCATAGAGAGAACCTCTAATGTATCATAATCTTGGTCTAATTTTACTTGTAATAACTTATCAACACCTACTTGTGTCCTTATTCTATAAGAATTGGGCATAACTATTTTTTTTATAAATAGTTTAAGTCAAATTTTAAAAAAATAAATGAATTAAGAGAAATTGACAGTGGATAAATTCTTAACTCTTATTCTAATATCTTGTCCTGGAAACCTCACCTGATATATTTGTGTTGGTTCAGCAAATATTGTATCATCAATTAATTCAATCTTTCTTGTAAGTGGGTCTGAATACCTTTGTGAGGTTTCAGAAGATGAGTATTGCCCACCAACATTATTGAATACTGAAATGTCTGAAATAGACACAACTCCATTTTCTGATTGGATTAATCTTCTAAGTTCAGAGATATTTACATTTTGTCCCATTTCTCTTCCACTTGGACTCATAAAGTTCTCAACTAGAATGATTACATTTGAAATTACAACTCCTTGATTTTGTGTGGCATCTAATACTAATGATAAATCAAAAGTTAAATCAATAACTGAGGCTGATGTAATAAAAATATAATCATTAATCATTCTGTAATTTGAAAGATAATTTGCTAGATTATTTTTTAGAGTATCAGATATTACAGGTATTAACTTACCTGTTGAGTCATAAGATAATACATTTATTTTAATCTTATTATCTTCTTCGGTTATTGCGACTTTAGCGGGAGCCCCAAATTGTGATGGCATTTTTCTAATTAAAGACTCGTAATCGTTAATTGTAACAGCCCTGTTTTGGGATGCAAAATTAAATGTTGTATAGTTTCTAACTTCTTCTGTTGTCGGTACACTTGCACCTCCAATTGCGGCAGTTATATTAGTACAAGATAAAGAATTAATTACCGCAGTATTAATTGTGCTTAAAGGACCTGTAACAACAAAATTAACAGTTCCTACATTGTTAATAACATTAACACCTAAGTTACTTCCTAATCCCCCTCCAATTCTATATTGTACAAACAAAGTTGAATTGGGTTTCAAGACTGAACCTAATGAAAAATTATTCTGATACTTAGCTAAGTCAAGTGGTGTACCATTTCTTGCAAATTCTCTTAATAATTCATCTGATGATATATTACCTCCTCCAAATGTCATTTTCAAAAATCCCTCAGGAGTAAATTCAGTAATAAATCTACTTGTTGTTTGTACATACTTACCAACTTTAATTCCAGGAGTATCTGAAGGTTTGGTGGGGTCTTCAGTAAAAATTCTATCCTCAGCAAGAGCTTGTACTTCATACCATCTATTTGCCGTTCCCAAAAACTCTTGTACGGTTGGAACATTAGTGTAATTTGTACCGTCCTTTAATAGAACACTTGTTACACCCAAAACATTTTTTTCAGGTAAAAATATCTCATAGAATGGTCTTGACTCCGCATCTGTAATTGTTTTTCTAAAAACTTTTGTAATACCATTAACAACCGCCTCTCTTTTAATAATAGTATAACTTATCAACTGATTATTGGCATCAAAATTTGGTATTTTCTTTTTATTAGGAAATCCTTCTGCGTTATATTCTGAAGCAAAATCAATATCATTAATTAATTCAAAAATTTGACCTGCTCCTTGTACTTGACTTCCTCTCCTGAGTATACCACAATATCTAATATCTTCTTTATCTCCAAATACAGGAACAACAATTGAGAATTCACATAGTGCAACTGATGGTCTCTGTCCTGGTACTTTTAATCCATAAGTTCTTGCAATATTGAAAACTGATGACCTTTGTTGAGCATACTGTAATACAGTTTCTTGGAGACTTCGGTCAATGTGAAAATGTAAATTGTCTGTTACGGCAGCGTTTAAATCCATGAATACACTAAAAATAGCCGCGTCATTAAAGTTTGCAACTAGTTCAGGATAATAGGTTTTTGTAAAATTTATAAGTTCCGCTCTTATTCCTTGGAAGTCTCTTGTTGTATAAGATATTTGTTTGTTTGCCATGTTCTTATAAATTTATAATTATAAAGTCACTAGAATTAAATACATTGTTAGTTATAGTGTAATCAATTCTAACTTTAGCTGTGTACTCAACTGTTGACCTGCCGGGCATATCAAAAGTTTTAACATCAGTGTTACCATTAACTGGTTCATCATCAGTTGCAGGGTATACGGATATATTATTAACTTGCAAATTAGGAATATAGGTACTTACAGAATCTCGTATTTCAGCTTCTATTTGATTAAATGTTGGTCCATCAAGTGGTTCAAATATAAATTCATATAACCTTGTCCCAAAATCAGGTAAGAAATATCTACTACCTTTTCTTGTCAACAGAAGATGGATTAAACTACTTCTAATTTCTTCATCTTCATAATCTGAAAGGTCTAAATATTTTCCATCAAATGAATCTCTGAAAGGAAAAGTTACACCATATGTTTTTCCATTTGCCATATCATATAAATATGGAACTATTCAATTTCATTTATATCGTAATAAAATGAATTCGAATTATCTGAAACCCACCTATCTGAACTAGTTTCAACTGACACTAAATTATTGTCCACTTTTATTTCTTCTCTTTTAAGTGGGAATTCGGTTGTAACCCAATTTGAGTCTTTCCAAAAAATTCTATTGTTTGGTTGACATAATAAATACCCTTCATCTGAAACCAAAATATGTCCACATTTGTAGTCTGAGGGTTCATCTGAATATGGATTATCAAACCAATCTATTGTCATAAGATAAGTGACCCAAACTTTTGTTTTATCCTTTAAAATAACTTCAGCTCTTTTTCCTTTCAAAAACTCAAATTTTGTAACCGAATGATTCTCACTAAAACAATCCCAAAGTTGTTTAAAGTGAAATGGTATATCTTTTTTTGGTTCCTTTAAAAAAATTTCAGACAAAGGAACTCTTGACCTTAACATTCCATAATCAGTCATTATATGAAATGTTAAAATTTTTCCTGATAAAGACTGAATTCCAAAAGCATAAGCGTTATGGAATTTGTCTTTGTCTTCTTCTTTTTTTGTAAAGTGGGATAGTCTCACTAAACATTTGAAACTATCCACACTTGAATTTAATACTGCCATATTTTACGATGAGCATCCAAAGCATTCAAATTCACTATTATCAGGTTTTGGTGGAAGATTCATTGATGAATAATCTACCTTTGGCGGTTCTGGTGTCACATTTGGTTTTTTAATCTTTGAGATGTCCACAGCCAAGTGTTTTGCCCCCGTAGAAATTGCCTTTGTTCTAACATAGTAACAAAGTGTTTTAAGTCCCTTTTCCCATCCATAGAAATGAGATGATGAAATTTTTGACAGTGTTGGGTTACCCATATAAATGTTCATTGACTGAGATTGGTCAATAAAGGGTGCTCTATCGGCTGCCATTTCAATCAATTCTTTCTGAGAAATTTCCCAAATGGTTTTGTATTTTGGAATTAAATGTTCAATTCTCTTAACCTTCTTATTATAATGTCTATCCTCAGGGTCAAGATAATTGTTAAAGTTAATACCCTGAACTGAACCTTCATTTAGAATGATTTCGTTTTTTAGGTCTTCACCCCAAATTCCAATCTTTTCAAAATCGTTAATCAAATACTTGTTAACAATCATAATTTCACCACCAACAACACGTCTGTTAAAAATAGCTGAGTGAGCGGGTTCTGTCATTTCATATGAACCTGTAATTTTGGCTGAGGACGCTACAGGCATCTGTGCTGTGAATAATGAATTACAAACACCATAGTCCTTAACTTCTTCTTTTAATGAAGTCCAGTTCCATCTTCCTGATAAGTTCTCTTCATTAAGTCCCCACATATCAAATTGGAATATTCCTTCTGACATTGGTGAACCATTGAAGTAATCATATGGTTTGTATTCTCCTGACTTACAAAGTGAACAACTTTCAGTAATTGACGCAAAATAAATTGTTTCAAAAATTTCTTTATTTAATTTACGAGCTTCTTCAGATGTGAAAATGTAATCCATCAAGTAGAATACATCGGCAAGTCCTTGGGTTCCAATTGCAATTGCTCTTTGTTCAAGTCCACCTTTTCTACCTTTTTCAGTAGAGTAATTGTTAATATCAACAACTTTGTTAAGGGCTCTTACAACCTTACGAGTCTCCTCATATAAAAGTTGGTGGTCAAAAGTTCCATCTTTAACGAAGTTCTTCAGTACCATTGAAGATAATGTGCAAATAGCAGTTGTGTTCTCATCTGTGTATTGGTAAATCTCGTTACAAAGATTTGATTGTTTGATTACACCAATGTTTTGGTGGTTGGTCTTTTTGTTAGCATTATCCTTAGAACAAAGGTATGGTACACCAGTTTCAATTTGTGACTCAATTACTTTAGACCAAACCTCTTGCGCTCTTACTTTTTTACCAAGACCAAGTGATACTGCTTTGTTATAATTCTCTTCATATTCGTCTCCATAACATTCTTGGAGTGCTTTAATTCCGGTCTTCTTAATATCATTTGGACAGAACAAATACCAATCATCATTATTTCTAACGGCTTTCATAAAGTTGTCAGGAATCCAAAGAGCAGTGAACAAATCACGAGCTCTGAGTTCCTCAGCACCTGTGTTCTTTTTAATATCCAAAAGGTCAAAAATATCTTTGTGCCAAGGTTCCAAATAAATTGCCGCTGAACCAGGACGACGACCTTGTTGATTGAAAAAACGAAGAGACTCATTTACAATCTTCAGATATTTCAAAAGACCACCAGCGAATCCACCTGAAGAGGTAATACGACTTTCTTTACTACGAATATTCGACATAGAAAGTCCAATACCAGCGGCATCTGATGAATATGTTGAAATATCTCTCATTGTATTCAAAAGACCTTCTCTTGAGTCCGCATCGTTATAGTGAAGAACACAAGATGCAAGTTGTGGGGTCTTTGTACCAGCATTAATCATAATTGGAGTTGCCGGTGAAATAAGTTGACTTGATAAAGACTTATAATATTCAACCGCCTGTTCAAACGACTTGGTTACCCAAACCGCAACACGCATGTACATATGTTGAGGTCTTTCGACTGTCTTACCATTCGGTAGTTTCAACAAATACATTTCTTGTAATGAACGCCAAGCAAAGTAGTCGAAATTGTAATCATTATCGTGATTAATTACTTCGTCAATATTACTTGGACCATAAGAGTTAATCATATTGATGAACTCGTCATTTACAATTCCTTCTTTGTGAAGGGTCATCATAGTATTTGAAAAACTTGGGTCAGTTTCTTTGTGATAAGCTGAAATTGCAACTGATGAGGCAAGACGAGAGTAATCGTGGTGACTACCTGTAAACGCCGCAGCAATCTCGTAAATTAACTTATCAAGTTCTTTTGTAGTAATTTCGCCTTCAGTTGGAACTGAGGTAATTACTTTAATGAAAATTTCATCAGAATTAATGTTAAGACCTTTAGCAGCCCTCTTAATTCGATTGTATATTTTCTGTGGGTTAAAAGACGCATCTTCCCCACTACGTTTTTTTATTTTTAGTGACATCATAGTTTTATAAAATAATCAATTAGAAGTCATCCGTAAAGGACAATGTTTCGTTCAACTTAGCTTTTTGATACTCAACAGTCCTTGACTCAAAGAAATTTCCTTTGGTCTCAACGGCAATTTGTTCCATGAACTTAAATGGT